CTACATCATCTAATACTGAGGGAGATATAACTTCTACAGTACAAGCTAATACTACAGCAGGGTTTAGTATTGTGTCTTGGGCAGGACAGACCGCAACTAACCCAACTATTGGTCATGGTTTAAGCACTGCACCAACACTAGTAATTACAAAAAATAGAACTTCAGGAAATAATTGGCTAACAGGTGTTACAGAATCAGGTTTTAATTGGAATACAGATTATTATCATTTAAATAGTACCAATGCAAAACAAACTAATGCAGGTGGAACAGGTTTTTATAGAGCACCTACATCAACAACGATTTCATCAGGTGGCTTTAATCATGAAGAGACGAGTAGCAATTATATTGCTTATTGTTTTCATTCAGTTCAAGGTTATTCAAGAATAGGAAAGTATATTGGCAATGGCTCAACGAATGGTACATTTGTATATACAGGCTTTAAACCTGCTTGGCTCATAGTAAAAGGAATATCTGCTAATAATAGAGAATGGTTTATATTTGATGGTACAAGAAACCCCGCTAACCCATTTAATAAATATGTTAAAGCAGAATCAACTGACGCTGAAGCAAGTAGTAACTTCGGTGATTTTTGTAGTAATGGTTTTAAAGTAAGAAGTGATGGTGCAAGTTACAATGCAAGTGGTGAAACATTTATTTACATGGCTTTTGCAGAACACCCATTTGTAAGTAGTGAAGGAGTGCCTACAACGGCAAGATAAATGAAAGTATTATTAACAATATTATTTATATTTGGAGCAACAGCTACTGTTGTAGATTTACACGCAGCAGATTCAAATACAGTAAGTTCGACTGTAGTTACAAACAACACACCACCAACTGCTAATAGTCCTAGCGTGGTAGTCAATAATAGTGATGTATGTACAAGTGGATATTCAGGAAGTGTACAAACTCAAGTCTTAGGTATTAGTAGTGGTATAACAATCAAAGACACAAATTGTGAAATGATTAAGCTAGCAAGGTCACTTTTCGGCATGAATATGCGTGTGGCTGCAGTTGCTACACTCTGTGCAGACCCTAGAATTTTTGATGCAATGTGGATGTCAGCTAGTTTTTGCCCGTACATGGGTTCTATTGGAGAAGACGCTAAACAAGGTTGGTTAGATAATCCTCAAATGGTACCTGAAGGTAGTCAAGTATTTACAGCTATGGCTAAAACAAAAGAACAACAAAAAATTAAAGAAGAACCTAAAAAAGAAGGACATAATGATATTAAGAAATATATTCTTGGTGGTATTACTCTCCTGCTTCTATTCTAATCTTTACGCAGTTTGCACTACAGAAACAGTTGGTCTTTGTACACCAGGTACAACTAGTGAAGCATCAGGCTCAGAAATAACAGACACTATAGTCACTAATCAAGATTCAGGAGACCTATTAGATGGCTCTAATGGATATGTAACTTCTACTAAAGAAGGCGATATGGATTCGGATTGGGGTGGACAAGGTTCAGCTAGTATGCCTACAGGTAATTCTTGTTATGGTTTAGGAACTGACAAATGTGCACAAATTACAGGTGGTGGTAATTCAACCTCAACTATGGGTGTTACAGGTATGGGTACAACTTTTACCAATACTATTGACATATCCGAGCTAAATATTACACATGGCGGTCAAACAAATTATACAATTAAAGTGGACAAACAAGACCCCGATGACAGAATTTATTTACACGTAACAGGAAAATATGGAAACAATGAAGTTTTTACAGGAACTGATATCTTATCTGAAAGTGGAGTTACCTCAGGTTATCAGTCATATTCAGGTGGATTTGATTTCTCTGGCTTTCTAAATAAAATTATAGTTGAGGTAGGAGGGCGTGATATTTCTCTTGCCGTAGGACCAGTCTTTGACGATGTTTCAATCAACGTACTTTACAATGTAGTCACTACAATTGTTAATCAACAGATACAAGAACTTGAAGAATTTATAGTATTGGACTACGGTCAAGATGCTAACGATGTTGCTGAAATGATATTTGATAATAATGAAGTTACAGATGATTTTACCTTTCAACCTGTAGAAGCACCTGTAGAAGAATTTTCTTTTGAGTCTGTAGAAATGGAAATGCAAGAGTTTGAAATGGACTTTCAAATGGAAATGGATATGAATATGGAATATGATATGCCTGACATTGTTATGGTGCCTACAAACATGGACATGGATATGGAAATGCCTATGGAAATAACAGTAGCTTCAGTTGAAATGGATATTGAAATGGAGATTGATATTGAGACAACAACAGAGGAGCCAACTATGGATATGCCAGAAACCATGGAAGATGAACCTATTGTGGAAACTAATATGGATAATGAGCCTGCTGAACCTGAGCCAGAAACCGCTCAAGAGGATATGCAAGAACCAGAAATGGAACCTGAACCAGAAACTAAAGAACCAGAGTCAGGAGCCGAACCTGAAGAAACAAAACAAGAGGCAGAAGAAATTGAAGCCGAACCAGAACAAGAACCCGAGCCTGAAGAAGTAGATAAAGAAGTTGAAGAACCTAAAAAAGAACCTACAGCTAAACAAAAAGCAGCTACAAAAATAGTAAAAGATATGGGTGACAAAGGCAGATACGAAGCAGGTAATCAAATTAAAACATTAATAGTTATGAATATACTAAGTAATTCAAAAGACTTTTTTAATGTTCAACAAAGTATACCAAACATAGAAGGTTTTTTTAAAAACGATGCTTTGCCTGATACGCAAATACAAGATAATAATTTAGCTAATTACTTTTTAGTAGTAGGTAGCGATAATTTATTTAATCAGATGGTAGATAATCAATATAAATAATGGGAAAAAAAACACAAACAAGTATTTCTAATATACTGCATTTACCAAAACGAACTACTATAGGTGGAGGTAAGATTGGTACAAGTACATTTAACAAACATAAAAGACGCTCATACAAAAAATATAGAGGACAAGGTAGGTAAACATGGAAGCTGAATTTGCAGGATTAAAATTTAAGGGAGGTAAGGTTTTTGGTATCTTACTTGCTCTTGGAACTCTTATTGGTTCTTTGTACGGAGGCTTTGTTGCGTTCAAGGACTATCAAGACATGAAGCAAACCATGTTGAATTATTCTGCTCCTGACCTAAGTGGCTTTGAAACAAAATTAGAAGTCTTACAAACCGAAGTAGATATGATTATGCAAGAGATGACTATGTTACTTAGTGAAGTTTCACTTGTCTCTGACGTAGCCAACGAATTAAAAAATGACCTTCGTACAGATTTAAGACGAGTTGAATCTATAATCGAAGATGTAGAACAAAATCAAAAACAAGATTCAAGAGAAAATCAAGCTGACATTAAAAATGCAATTAAAGATATCAAGGAAGAAATGATTGAATTAGAAGAAAAAGTTGCAAATACAATTCAAAAAACTTTAGCTAATCCTTTAGCTGGAATGAAATAACAAAGGGGAAACATGGCATCAACATTTACGACAAGATTAAGATTAGAAAAACAAGCTACAGGAGAGAATGCTAACACTTGGGGTGACAAAACAAATGTAAACTTTGACCTTATAGATGAATCAATACATGGGTATTTATCAAAAAGCGTTGCAGGTTCAAGCGATGTAACACTAACTAATAGTAATGCAACTGCTGATGAATCTAGACAGAGTGTTTTAGAATTCACAGGAACACTTTCTGGTGATATTAATGTATTATTACCAACTACAGAATCTCGTTATGTTGTTTTTAATAACACTGCTGGAAGTCAAACTTTAACAGTTGCCACTACTGGAAACACAGGAACTGGAACGGCTGTTGTTCAAGGGTCTCATGCTCTTATGTACAGTAATGGAACTTTTGTAAAAGATATATTTTCTACTGGAATTAATAACTTAACTTGTAAGGGAACACTAAGTGTTGCTGGTGCAGTATCATTAGATGGTGGTGCCGTAACAATAAATGAATCTTCTGCTGATGTAGATTTCAGAGTAGAGTCAAATGGTAATACTCACGCTTTATTTGTAGATGGTGGAAACAACAGAGTAGGAATTTTAAATTCTAGTCCTGGTGTAGCTTTAGATGTTACTGGTGCTATTACAGCATCAACAACTATCACTGGTAATTTATTTAGCGGTAGCGGAAAAGATGTAGCAGACACAGTTCCAACTGGAGGAATTATTATGGCTGGATTTGCAACAGAGCCAACCAAATCAGATGACTCAACAAAAAGATATTTATTATGTAATGCACAGGCTGTTAGTCGCTCAACTTACTCAGCTTTATTTAGTGCTATTAGTACAACATATGGAGTTGGAGATGGTTCAAGTACATTTAATCTACCAGATTTACAAGGTAGAGTCCCCGTAGGTTCAGGCTCAGGTTCAGGCTTAACAGCTAGAACTCTTGGAGCAACAGGGGGAACAGAAGCTGCTGCATCTGGTAGTAATTTAAGTGCAGGTACAGATTTCAGCAATGCTTTAATGCAACCTTTTTCAGTGGTAAACTTCTTCATAGCAACAGGTAAATAATGCCTTATACAAAAATTCAGTTTGCTGCAGGTTTTGACAAACAAAATACAGATATAACTTCTAAAGGTAAGTGGACTGACGGAGACAAAGTTAGATTTAGATATGGCTCTCCAGAAAAAATTGGAGGTTGGGAAAAAGTATCAGAAACTACTTTCAAAGGCGTAGCTAGAGCACAATTAGCTTGGAATTCTTTAAATGGTACAGCTTACGATGCTATTGGAACTCACAAAAAACTTTATATATATAGTGAAGGTAATTTTTTTGATGCCACACCTCAAAGATTAACAGCCGATATAACTAGTGTTTTTACAACTACTAATGGCTCATCTCTAGTTACTGTTACTCATTCTTCTCATGGAGCAAGTGAGGGTGACTTTGTTACTATATCAAGTACCAGTGCGGCTACAGCTGGTATTTCTGCTGCAGTTATGGATGATGAACATGAAATAACATCTGTTACAGATTTAAATAATTATATTATTGATGTTGGAACAAACGCCACATCAACTGTGTCAACAACTAATAATTGTACAGTAAATTATGAAATACAAGCAGGAAGAGACAGAGCTTTATCTGGATACGGATGGGGAACAGGAACTTGGGATTCATCACAAACATGGGACTCTCCAAACACATCCGACTCTGTAACAATTGCACTTCGCTCTTGGGCGTTAGATAATTGGGGTGAAGATATACTAGCCTTAGACATAGACGGTGGCTTGTTTATATGGAACACATCTGGAGGTATATCTACAGCATCTAATGTTGCTGCTGCTGTAAGCAATGCACCAACAAAATCAAAATTTATGATTGTTTCAAATCCAGACAGACACGTTGTTTGTTTTGGAACAGAAACAACAATTGGAACTACATCAACTCAGGACCCTATGTTTATTAGGTGGTCTGACCAAGATAATGAAACTTTGTGGGCACCCTCAGCAACTAATTCTGCTGGCTCTCAAAGAATTGTAGGCGGTAGTGAAATTGTTACTGCTGTCAGAACAAGAGGTCAAATACTAGTTTTGTCAGATACATCTGCTCATGGTATGTCTTTTATTGGAGCACCATTTGTATTTGGTTTTCAACAATTAGGCTCTAATTGTGGTGCGATAAGTCCTCACTGTGCTATAGACGTTGGTGGTGTTTCCTACTGGATGAGTTCAGATGCATTCTTTGTGTTTGACGGAACAGTCAGAAAGTTACCATGCCCTGTCGAAGATTTTGTATTTAATAACATAGATACAACACAATATGAACAAGTATGGACAGGCTCAAACTCTGCTTATGGAGAAGTTTGGTGGTTCTACTGTTCTATTGAATCTAATCAGATTGACAAATATGTTATTTATAATTATCAAGAGGGATTGTGGTATACAGGAAGTTTAGATAGAAGTACATGGATAGACTCAGGCACTTATCAATTACCATATGCTACCAAGTATGATGGTTCTGCCAATACAACACTTTATGTTCATGAAACTGGTAAAAATGATGATGGTGCAACAATGACATCTTTTATTGAAAGCGGAGATTTTGATATAGGCGACGGAGATGACATAATGCTTATTAATAAAGTTATACCAGATTTTAAAGACCAAGTTGGAAATGTTAATATTACTATGAAATCTAGATATTTTCCTACTGACACTCAAACAGAGAAGGGACCATTTCATTATACAACATCTAATTCTAAAATAAATGTTAGAACAAGAGGCAGACAAGTTGCTTTACGATTAGAAAGTAATGGTTATAATAATGTTGGTAATGATGCTCTTAATGAAGATTGGAGACTGGGTACTTTTAGATTTGAAGTACAGCCAGATGGTAAGCGATGAGTAAAATTACAAATGTTAGACTACCATCACCATCTCAAGAGTATAATGTTCAACAACAAAATGAGTTGGTTAGAGCAATAGAAACAATAGTTTTAACTTTAAATACAAGTTATACTGCTGAAGAAAACAAAACTGTTATGGAAAGATTTATCTTTCTTTTAGGTGGAGATTAATGTCAACAAATGTTTATACAAATGCTAAGGTTGTTCTTAGAGGTTTAACAACTATCTATACAGCTCCATCTGCTGGAACTTCTATTGTAAAGTCAATAAGAGTAACTAACAATGATGAGGTAAATGACAGAGACATAACTTTATCAATTACAGATATTAATTCTGTTGAGTATGTTATTGAATTAAACAGAACCATACAAAAAAAATCATCACAAGAAATTTTAGCGTCTGGCAATTTAGACCAAACTTCTGCTGACTCATCAGTCAGTTCGCCAGCACCAATTATATTAAAATCATCAGAAGTTTTAAAAGCAACAACTACAGGTAGTGACATACACCTTGTAGCATCAATATTGGAGATGACATAATGAGTATATTTAAAAAAATAGCAAAGATAGCTGCACCAATCTTAGGTGCTGGAATAGGTAGCTTAATAGCTCCTGGTTTTTTAGGTACTGCATTAGGTGGTGGTATTAGTAGCCTTCTCACTGGTGCTAAACCTGGTGAGGCGTTAGCTACAGGAGCCATGTCTGGTTTTGGTGGTAAATTATTAGGCGGAAAATTAGGTGGACCCTTAGGAAAATTTGCTGCTCCTGTCGGTGCTGCTGTTGGTGCTGCTATTCCAACTATATCTAGAGTGCAGATGGAAGATTACATGAGAAAAATGAAAGAAATGTATCCAGATGGTAGTGATGACCAACTGCAAGAGTTAGTTTTAAGACAAATTGCAAAAG